TCCTTCAAGGATGCTTTGAAGGCAGAGAATTTTGTTGGAGGCAAGGTCGATTTCGTCAAGGAGCAAGATTGCACCTCGCTCGAGGGCTTCGATGACTGGGCCGTTGTGCCATACAGTGGAGCCATTAACAAGGCGGAAACCACCAATAAGATCATCTTCATCAGTTTCAATAGTAATGTTTACACGAACAACTTCTCTCTTAAGTTGAGCACAGGCTTGTTCTACACCAAGAGTCTTACCATTACCAGATAACCCTGTAATAAAACATGGATAGAACTGTTTAGATTGAATAATCTTTTTGACATCGTTGAAGTTTCCAAACTTAACAAAGTTGGGATCAATGTCTGGAATTAGATTCTCTTCTGTTGGTGGAATAACAGCAGGAGAATTGAAGTTTGCTTCAAGTTTTTCCTTGACTGTTAGATTCCATTTACCAACACCTTTCTTATATGGTTTAAGATATTTGGTGACAGTTTGATATCCCACATCATTCTGAGCACAATAGGCTTTGATGTGTGCGGATGTAATTTTGTTTCCGTATAGATCTCTTAGAGATGAGATCAACTGTTCGGGGTTCACTTTAGCTTCAAAAGGCATTTGTTCATTCTGTAGGTATATATTAAGTATAGTAGCATATGCTACCACACGCAACTAGTGTTGTGACACTAATATAATTGTCTATGCTATAAAGTCCATAAACTGACTTAATACTTTCTTGTTCATCTTCTTAGCAGATAGAGACTTTTTGAAAGCAGATTTGATCTGTGCTTTAGTAGCCTCCTCCTTGACAGTGAACTCAGTGTCATTACCAAGAGCATGAGAAGATAATCCAAAGTATGCATGGTATCCAACATCAGTAAGTTTGATTGACTTATCTTTTTTCCAAACAGATTGAACTCTTTGTACTTTATCAAAGTCCCAATTCATGTATCTTCTGATGAATGAATTGGCATCCCTACCATCCATAACTCTGATACCTATGAAATTTACATCTGGAAATCTACCTCTGAGTTGATTTAGAAGTGCTGATGTTAATTCATGTTGATGTGAATTACAGGAATAAGTTTTACCATTGTTCTTATCTCTGATGAAAACCGATCCATTCATAGTTGATCTAGTTCCCATGTAATCCCTCTCTTCATTGGGGTATTTAAACAACTTACTATATTGTAATGGATGTGCTTCACCATCTGTGAGAGTAACACATTGAACTTTCTGAACTCCTGTAGCCTTTTTGAACTCAGGAATCAATTGATTCAAAGATACTAAAGCCTCATTAAGTGGAGTACCTGATAGATTCAATCTTCTAGGAGATTGAAAATACATTTTAGGATTCCATCTGTAGTATGCAGATAGTGAAGTTGAAAGTCTCCAAATACTTAGTAGTTGTTTTTCTAGATCTGATTTTTTACAATCACTTGTAAGAAACTCAACCATACTGAAAGTATTTTCAACTCTTACTCTGCAATCTGATTCTTCATGATGAGCAGGCGTATTTTTTCTACTCTGCCATCCATATTCCTCATCCCACTCATTATAATGATTCCACTCATTAGTAAAAGCATATACTTTGAAAGGAATTTGAACTTTTTTACAAAACCAAATCAAGTTGAATAACTGTTTGATTGTATCCATGAGAACCGTACTCATTGAACCAGACCAATCAAGAACAAAAACTAGTCCATGATTTTTGCCGTCTGGTAGAACTGTAATCTTTTTGAATAGATCTTCATTGTATTTGTATGAGTGAAGTTTTGTACAATCAAGAACTCCAGTCTTTGCCACAGTAGCACGAGCATATGCATCTGCTGACTTACGACACTCAAACTCTTTTACAAGATAATTAACTTCTTTCTGTGCAGATCTACGGAAGAGTCTGTAATCATTGTCTACTGTCTCAAAAATATTTTTTGGATTTGTTGCCTCTTCATCAAATTTTTTCTGAGAATCATTCCAGAAAGTATCAAGATACTTATGAACTTCATCATTCTTAGCAACTAATGTATCTAAGTTAAGATCAGGTAACTCGACATACTCTGGTTCGTAGTGTGAACCACCTTCTTGTTTGTTCAAGTTTTCCAAATTATCTTGTAGAGCTTTATCTGTAACTGCTCCTTCAACTCCTCCATGTAATCCACCTGTAGGATTATCTGAAGCGGCTTCCAATTCTTTAAGTAATTCCTCCATAGAAGAGTCTGTAGAATTAGGATTACCTTCACCAGATTCACCATCTTCACCTGTGTCTCCTTCCATTTCAGCATCACTATCCATATTAGAAGATTCAAAAGGTACTCCTTCTCCAGATGAACTGTCATTACCCTTTGAGAACTCAAGATCATCAAATTTAGTTAGTTGTTCCTGTTCCTCTTTTATGTACTCATATAACTTTTGAGATAACTCAAGAACATCTTTGAAAGTTTCAGTTTTGAAAGCTTCATCTACAAACCATTGTTCCTCTTTACTAAAACTTATATCTTCAAAGTGACCAATCTTGTAATGGATATTGATTCTATCTGCTAAACCTAAATCATCTATGTCATGAGATTCTAGTTCAAAGAAATCCTGTTCAGCAAGTTGTGAATATCCATTGTAAAATGTTTTACTTAATCCAGCATACTTAATCTTCATTAACTTCTCAATTCTGACATCTTCTAAGACGTTAACGAAAGATGGAGGAACACTTGGATAGTCAACCATCCAGTTATCTGCTGGTGTGTATAATGCGTGGCCAACCTCATGTCCTACGAGAAGGTCGTATACGGTTCCAGAAGCCTTCTCCCACATTGGAAGGGTAAGAACTCTACGTCCAACATCAAAAGATGCCGTAGATACCTTACGGTTCTCTATGATTAGATCTTCTGTTGCAAGTAGTTTTGCTAGTTGACCTTTTACTTCGTAATTAACCTGTGTAAGCATTTGTTTTCTTGTCGTATATACACATGATAATCGATCCTGTGCCAGTTTCAAGCAACAGTGTGCCAGTTTGTCAACTGTCCACCCCTACTTTTGAACTGTCTACCTCGACCATGCTACCGCCGTATCTAATGCCTTCTTCGCTGTATTCTGTAATTTTATAACTTTACTCTCATATGTTATTGCAAATCCAAACAAATCTCCTTCGGGATCATTTGGCATACCTACAGGTTGCACTAGAAATATCCCTGCATGAGCAATGGTTCTCCATTCCATGTCAATAAATCCTAGATCTCTCAAGGCACACTCAAGTTTGAGTGAATGACACCCATCTAGTAGTAACATACGGTATACCGAACATTGTACCTTATGTAGAATACTTAACCTTTGTGAATCCGTTCATTTTTTCAAAAGTAATTAAATTATCCAGTCTATCAGTGAGTTCATCTATCTTATGAGATATCATAAACACATAAGCATCCTTAATGACATACTTGATTATCTTTGTAAACTCGTCAGTGCCGTTACTATCAAGTGAACTGTCAAATATTTCGTCAAGGATTAGTATATTTGTGCTAGATGAGTTTTTCATCTTAGCAATATCTCTCCAAGTAAACAGAATAGCAAGATCAATTCGCATTTTCTCACCCTCAGAGAATGATTCGTAACTGAATTTCTCATGTATAGGTGATTTGATCTTCTCATTGAACTGTTCATCTAGGGTAAAGTTTATATAGAAGTCCATCATTTGAAGATACTTATTAATCTTCTGATTCATGACAGGCAGATACCTTCTTATGATCTTTGCTTTGACTCCAGAGTCTTTCATCATGGAATTTGCAAATTCTAAGTAGTCTATATCTTCAGAATGGTTTGATTTATCTTTCTCTACAGTTGTTAACTCACCTTTGAGTGACTTGAGAGTGGCTCTCTCAGTATTTCTGTTTGCAATTTGTTCGGTAATCTCTTGAATTTCTGATTCATAATCTCTGATTTGTCGCTGATACTGAGAAATTTTGAAATTGTTTGTTGAAATGTCATTCGTTAGTTTGGTGATCTGCTTAGAAACATCTATAAACTTTTTGTCTCTTTTCTGTTCTTCGTTTATAGATTTTGAAAGGTCTTTGTAAGCGGAGTTTATCTCCTTTACATTCGCCTCGATGTCTCCAATTTTATTTAAGCGAAACTCTTCTTCTATTTTTTGTTCACATGTAGGGCATGATACATTATCCGTAAAGAACTTATGTTCGGATGTAATATTCTGTATCCTTTGTTCCAGTTTGATTTTAATTGTGTTCATCTTCTTAAGAGAAGAGCGAGCAGATGACACATTTTCCAACTCAGGTTGGTATTTTGTCTTGATTAAATTTTCATATTTCTTATTATCTCCCATTAAGGTAGACTCATCCTCAAATAGATTGTCTAACTTTGATTTAGTTTCTTGTATTCTCTTTTTTCCACTCTTGTCAAGATCAGCAATGAAGTTTTTTTGCATTGTTATCTTCTCTTCAATCAATTCTTTCTTGATTGTTAGTTCTCTAATCTCTGTATTGGCCTTACTAATCTTATCTCTCAGTATTTTAGCCATACCTGAGAAAATTTTGATGTCCAAAACATCCTCTACAATAGCTCTACGGTCTGTATTACCTAGTTGCATAAAAGGAACAAAGGTTGCAGATCCTAGAATGGTTGTCTGAGTAAATGATTTATAGTTGAGTCTGAGTATATTATTTTCTAAGTGTGCCTGTTGATCCAATTGATTGGCAAACTGATCTTGTAATTTACCATCTATGTAAATCTGGAACAAAGTAGGTTTCATACCTCTTACAATGGTATAAATCTTACCTTGTATCTCAAATTCTATCTGTACTTCACACTCTTTCTCATTCACAGTGTTAATCAACTGTGCCTTTTTGATTTTTCTAAATGGTTTATTGTATAATACAAAAGTCAAAGCATCTAGGATGGTAGACTTTCCAGCACCATTCGCACCAACTATTAAATTTGTGGGAGATTTTTGAAAACTTACAATTATAAATTGATTACCAGTTGAAAGAAAATTACGCCACCGTATTGTTTTGAATATTATCATAATCTTTTGGTGGAATCACTATATCATCTGCTGAGATAATAACATATTTGTATTTGTGTTTCTGACATGTTTCTACAGCCAGTGTATCATCTATTTGAACAACTGTCAAGGGGAGTGATTCATTCGCTTCTAACAATCCAGCATACCTTGTTGCATCATCTTCTTGTTCAAAAAGATACAAAGCCTTGTGTCCGTCATCATTCGTGACAGCATAAGCTCCTTCTCCTTCATGACCATGAAGTGATAGTATGAACATGGGTTTACTCCGATTCACAGGCTTCTAAGTAAACTTCTTTTAGAAGTGTTTTAACTCTGTCTTTTTTTAATTCAAAATCAGAGTCCTCAATGTATTTATTAAGAAGGGTTAAAGTATCTTCTACTTTTTCACCATCCAAATCTACTTCTGTATCATTGACTGCCGTATTTTCTACAACTTTAAGATCTATGATACCAGCTTTAAGAAGTTTATCAAGAAACTTATCATATTGCAACTGACTATTTCTAGATCGAATGAATAGTTTTACTATCTTATCTTTATAGAGATGTGCTTTGAATAGTTCTGATGGAGTATTATTGAAATATATCTTTTCAAAGATAGTATATGTATTCTCTATAAACTCAATCTCCCCTGTTTCTGTATCCAAGATATTGAATCCTCTCTTATCTCCACAGTCATTCCAATACATCTCATATGGATTACCTAAGTAGAAGACTTGACCATCGTTACTTCTTGTGTGATAATGTCCTGAGAATACTGTAGGAAACTTATCAATGATACCTTTATCAATACCACCTTGTTGAAACATGCCTGGATATAATTCAAATCCATTGAGTTCCAAATGACTAAATGCCATCTTCGCATCTGATCTTTCTATCGCTGCAAGAGTCTCTTGATAGTTATCATCACATATCCAAGGCAACATCATTGCTTTGAATCCATCTATATCATATGTGTCTGGTGATGAGATGGGAGTGATGTTGTCGTAATGTTCTAGGAGTGCATCAATTGAGTTGATCTTGTTTGTATTCTTATAGTAAACATCATGATTACCTACAAGTTGCCAAACTTTTACGCCTAATTTTTCAAACTTATCATATACATGTTGTTTTGCCCAGTCTAAAGACCAGTAATCTATGTTCTTTCTGTTGTCAAAAGCATCTCCCATATGGATGCAATACTTGATACCTCTCTTCTCTAGTTCTGGAAAGAATATATCGTCATAGAATTTTTGAAAGAAGTCATGAAAGATCTTATTACCTCGTCTACCTCCGAAGTGTGTATCTGTTATGATCGCAATCTTCACTTCTTGAACTCCTTCTTCTCATAATCAAATCTAGGATGAGGTTCGGCAGGCACCCAAGGTTTTTTGGATTCGTTAGCAATAACTATAAATCTGTCAGCAGCAAATGTCCCTGACAAACTAATCTTAATCTCTTCACCTTCAACCCAATTCATAGATCCATCTTTCTTAGTATGATTCATCAACTCTTGGATCTTGTCAATCATTTCTTGTGTTAGCTTCATTGATTCATCTTTGTTTGTACTGCCTCTTTTATTGAATTATAGTCGCTAGAAAAGCCCCCATCATCGTCAACATGCATAACCTCGTCATACCCCGACTTCTCAATGATCTTTTCACGGATCT